GGTCAATGGTACATCGAGAAATCGTTGACTACCCTTGGTTCTAAGGATCCTGTATCCGAACTGAATTCACGCCTATGGAATTCGGGTATTGAAGATGATAAAGATACTGCTCGTAAGCAGAAACGTAGATTGCACTACGTGTCTAACATCTTGGTCGTTAATGATCCATCTAACCCTATTAATAATGGTAAAGTATTTTACTATGAATATGGTAAGAAGATCTTTGATAAAGTAATGGATTTGATGCAACCTCAATTCCCAGGCGAAGAACCTGTCAACCCATTCGACTTCTGGTCGGGTGCTGACTTCGAATTGAAGATCAGAAACGTTGCAGGATATCGTAACTATGATAAGTCAGAGTTTAAATCAAGTACTGCATTATTTGATGCGGATGAGACTAAACTCGAAGCAACTTACAATCAACAATTTGACTTAGGTGAGTTTGTTGATCCAGAGAACTTCAAGTCTTATCAAGATCTCGAATCACGTCTAGAGTTAGTACTTGGTACTGCTGTAGGTGCAAACGTGACTCAAAAGAATGAAGCACTCACTGAGACTGCGGAACAACAGGTTGGAAAATCTGCCCCAGAACCAGAGATTGTTTCTGCACCGGAAACTGCATCCGCATCTGCTGAAGAGGATGACACATTGTCATACTTTGCAAAGATGGCACAAGCAGAATAATAAAAAGAAAATAGGTAAACTCACGGGGAGTGAGTGAAACCTACCACTTTATGGGAACCTTCGGGTTCCCTTTTTTTGTTTATAGAAAGGAGTAATGTATGACTATAGTTTTTTGGGTTATCGTTGTCATGGGTACCATTGGTGCCGTAGACGGTTCGATGAAATTAAATGATCTATGTGATAAGGAAGTTAAGGAAGGTACTTCCAAAACGGTTAAGGAGTGTAAACAATATTACTTTGATACACGAATTAGCAAGGGGTGGTAACACCCCTTTTTTTATAGGAACAGAAGTGCGATAAGAAACCCTACGTTCAGTCCAAGACTGCACCATAGTACGAGTAGGGTTCTATATGTGACTAAGTACTTACCCAAAACTTGCTTGTCTGTCGTTTGGATCTACAGTTGAATGGTTTGCATCCATAACTGCTGTAGTCTGTGCAGTGTTATTTACATTCTGAGTAGAGGTTTGTGGTGCTACCACATTCACATTGGTTTGTCCAGAATTTTGTGCATTCTCTTTAGACATTTGATCGATATCATAACCCTTACGTGCTTGTATCTTATCAATCCTTACTAGTCCTTTTTCTGCCATTGCTCTCTGAGCATCTGTTAACTCTTTACCACTACGATGATCGACACCAGTTTCGAGCATCATTTTGTAGTCTTCTTCTCTCCTTAGAAGACTCAACCTATACTTTTCTTCATCTGCCTTTCGGAATTCTTCTCTACGTATTGCCGCCTCTTCCTGCATCTTCAACATATCTGCTTCACGTTTTTCACGTTTTGCTTTTGCTTCAGCAATAAACTCTGGACTTTCTAGTTCTTTCAAGAATGCCGCTGTTTCTGGATCTATTGCGACTACATTTGATTCCACGTCTTCGGCAGAGATTGAATCAAGATCATCATCTCCATCATCATTCTGCATATGGAAGTCTTCTTCTTCTACTGGGCCGTCACTAGATAGTGCGTCTCTTGCCGCCTGCATTGATGCCATATTACTTGCTTGTTCTTCTGCGGTAATACCAATAACATCTTTTTGAGTAAGTGCGTCTTCTGGAACAACATCCACAGGATCTAGTTCACCACCAGATTCTTCCTTCACTACCTTTGGTTCTGGTTTTGCCTCACCAACCCAATCATATATCTTATCTGGGATCAGCATACCTTTCCATGAATCCGGATCTGGAAGTGTACCACGGATAAATGCTTTAAGTGATTCTTTCATCTCATGTGCCCAATCCAAAGCACCGGCAAGTGCATCACCAATAGAGAAGTTAGCAATCCTATCCTTTATCGATGTAATACCACCACTGATTGCTTTTCCGATAGAATCAACCATGCCAAAGAATGACTCAGAAAGATTATCGATGAATTCACCGATACTGAAGTTGGATACGAACTCTCCAATACTTCTCTTTATATTAATTAACGTATCACCAAGGAAATCGAACCAACTAATGATCATCTCTTCAAAACTGAAACTATCTAACCATGCACTCACTCCTTTGGTGAAGTCGAACTTAGATAGTATCCAACTCAATCCATTCTTTACAAGATCTAGTAGACCACCGAAGAAGAATCCTAGTCCCGCACCAATCGCAGAGTATATACCACGAATGATCTTATCACCAAGATCACCTGTCTGTGCGAAAGCATCTTTGATACCATCGAAGATACCAATGAAGACTGCAATGATCTGTCCTATGACTGGAATCTTTCCACCAATAACACGGAATGCACTAAAGACCTTAGAGAATAAATTCATATTGGGTAACTTAATACCCTTACCTAAATTACTAAAGAACCCACTTATTTTACCAAATACTGTGGTAACTAATCCAGTAGACTTAGTAGTAGCACCCAGTGCCTTACTAATTGCAGTGAATGGTTTAGTCAGAGTTTTAAATGCGGATTGCATTGTAGTGACACCTTTCGATATATTACCACTTACAGTGGCACGTATGTTAGATGCAATTTTACCTACTTTTTCAAAACCCTTTCCTATAAGGAAGAATGTCTTACCTACTTTATTGATTGCACTACTAATGAATCCCATCTTTTTGAATGCACCATTAGTAGTTTTGGATACACTCTTGACACCATTGGTTCCTGCTATGAAAGCATTCTTCATATTGCTCAAGGCATTTAGAAAAGACTTGGGTAGAATGTTCTTTACAAAACGACCTATTGTCTCAGCAATACCTACAGCAAGACCGGCAACCGCCGCAGTCAACACACCGATCATTGAACCGATACCAAGGTTTGCACCTTTTAGTTCTGATGCCATATCACCGATAGGGGATCCTGCCGAAGATGGTTTCTTCTTCTTCTTATCCCGTCTCTCTTCCTCTTCGTCTTTCTTTCCGCCCGCAACACCGTCAAGGAACTTCTTGAAGTTTTTGTTCAAGTTGACTAGTTCCTTTTCTTGCCTTAAATCTCTGGACTGCTTATTTTCAGCATCCTTCGCATTCTCGACACGGAGCATATCGATTGACTTTTGTAGTGATATGTTGTCTGCCATTTTACTGCCTTCTCATGTTTTCCTGTTTAATTCTGTCGTTTTCTTCCTTAATATAATCTAATAACATGCTTACGTATATCTCCCTTTCCCACGGCATCATCATATCCATTTCACTTAGACTATAATGATGATGTTGCATCAACGAAAAATTGGTCTTATAATGATTGACCAAATTATCGTGAGAAAGGTTTATGATAAAAAATCTGATATACCTTTTAATGTTCTTTCAATAGTTTCTCCACAAGATTCACACGGAACCTTGAGATCCTTTTCTAGAGAAGGAAGTGTCTCTACAAAAGCAGATAGTTTACCAAACTGTTCAGATGTCATAGAGTCTAAGAACTCTTGAATCTCTTCCTGTTTAATATCTTTACAATCTGTTCGTTCTTCTTCAGTCATAATCGCACTGATAGAATTACAAAGAATGTCCATACCCATAGCAGTCTGGTCACCTTCAAAATCCATATTGATTACTTGACTGTATGTCGGATACTTCATCTCAATAGAGATTTCATCCGTAATCTGAACTCTATCAGTGAAGTCTTCTTTAAACTTGACTTCGATATCTGCCAGATTTACTGATACTTCATTCTTATGATTACATGCACCACATGGTACTAGTATCTTAGATGTTTCACCGACTGACTTAGATCTGATCTGAGTAAACAAATACTCCACATCAAATGTAGTCAAGTCACCTACGTTCTGATCACCGTCAATACATGCATCTAGAGTATCTACGATTGCTCCCAATGCTTGTTTCTGATCACCAGTTTCAAATGCTATCATCAAAACCTTTTCTTCTTTCACCAAGTATGGTCTGTATGTTACTACCTCTTTACTAGAGGGTACCGTACACTTATACTTTGGGTTGTTATTTAACTTAGGCAATGCCATATTTTTTTCTCCTATTATATAAAATTATATTTTACCACTAATGAAACCTGCAAGGGCACCTAATCCGCCACGTGCAATACTTTCACCTTGTTTAGTAAAGTCACCAAGTTCTGATTCATAATCAGTAAATGATAACTGTACACTCAACTCCATTACTCCTTCTTCAGCATTACCCAATGGTTGGTCAACCAACGTAGTAGGGAAACATTCTAAAAGTGTTACAGAATATGTCTCTTTATCTCTAAACGATGCACCTATATCTAATTCACCTTGTGATAGATCGATAGGCCCAACTTTCGGGAGTCTCCCCCTAATGAAACTAGGGATCTTATCTGTGAACCCTAATTGCTTTTTAATTAAAGACATCCTTAAACCTCTTTCGAGTAACTTGATTTTAATATTTCGAGTATAGTCTTCGAAGTATCCAATCTCTTTAGTTACTGGGTTGTGTGCTAATGACTGCCAATGCTCAAAGTAATCACGTACTGCATGATTGTTTGCGACAAGGAAAGTCATTGTCATATCTGTTGTTGCGTATCCGTTTGCCATCTTTCTTGAAGTAGTTCCGATAACATGATCCAACGACATGATCTGTCGGCCCGGTATGGCGGCAACCGTACAGAATAGATTCAACTCTTGAGCATCTGCTGTAAACCCAGTTAGTTGTGGAAGTTGCACTAAAAATTGATGCTTCTGTGCTAATCCACCAGACTGGGATATCTGCCCTTGAAGATCTTCTACTGAAAAACTCATATCATTTGCCTACTGTCGTAATGTACTTTATAACTATTTGCCTTACGGAACTGTGCAGTTGGTAAGAAGATTGCCACTTCCCACTCTGGTGCTTCCACTTCTGCAAACTTACTTGTTACTTGAGAATTTAAATAATGCTTTATACAAGGTTTAAAGTATCTCAAGTTGGATGCTTTCTTTAATGTTCTGTATGTAAGAGAGAATTTCTCATCATCTGATTTCTTACTACCCTGTATATCCATTAGGTTTGCAAAGAATTGCATACGTAACTTAGGTGGTAAGTAGTGTAGGTTCAATCCAAGGAACCCACCCTTTGCAGGGCCGATAACAATAACAAGAGGAAAGATGTCGTAGTAAGGCAAGGTTTCTTTATGCTTCGGATCATATGTGAACATATACATGCCACCAATGATCTGTTTACTACGTGACTTGATCGGATCTTCCTTCATCAATGCTTCACGGTTAATAGAACGCATGTTCATTGCTTTCTTCATAAACCACTTACGTGACTCTGCTGTACGGGGTGTTATCCCTGCACGGAACGCATTACGTTCTAATCTGTTAAAAATATCAGACATTTATAGTCTCTCTAAAATCCATACTCTTATTTATACACTTTTACCAAGATGTTTCCAATGTCCTTTCAATAAAGTTATATCTGCTTGACGCATGAAGTTAATAAATTTTTCTATATTATCCTCTTCAATATCAAACTCGATGAACCTTTCACTATCCTTGAAATGATCTCTTACTGCTTTATGGTGCTCATCACGATCATTTCTAAACCATTCCATCATTTTGTTACTCGATTTGTTTCTATGATATATCATTGATCGATGAAGGTATTCTCCGTCTTTATGGTTTTTTTTACTACGCAACCATCCTTCCATCTCTCTTGTTTGTAAAACAAAATATGAATCGGGATACTCTGCCTCTAGTTGTTTGAAGAGTTTAACCCCATCGCACCATTTATGTTGTCTATGAAAAAACATATCACTGTATGCAATAAACCTTTCAGCACCATGTAGGAGTTTTTTTCTATTATGACGTGGTATTTCTGCTCGATCACTTATCATTTCACCAATGACGAGTGGTGGCCCACCTTCTGGATTATATGTACTATAATGCACCGACTCGTATCCCGACTGTGTAAACAAATGGTGAAAGGACTTTGTCCCTGTTCTGTTCATTCCTATAAAAAATACTTTGCTCATTTTTTTCTCTTGTATGGTTTCAATTTCTTTAATGGTTTAAAGGGTTTCTTACCCATAGGTTTAGGTAATAGTCCCATATGTCTCAATTCATTTTCAGTCCAGATTTCGAAATGCCACCCATTATCTAGGGCATATTCTTGTGCCGCCTTCCACTTACTCTGGTTTTTAATATAAGTCATACCCTCACTTAATATCTTTCTACGAGACACCCCCTTGCCAGTCTTGGGTGGTAATGTCTGTTGATGCGGTTTTACTTCAACCAATACAATCTTACCATTATCATACTGTATAGAAAAATCCATAAAGTATCTATGTATTCTCTTGTCAGTTTCACATATATAAGGTATAACAGTCTCTTCACTGCCCCACTTTTTAACTTGCGGAGAAGTATCTGCCCAGTTCATAACTGCGAGTTCCCAACCAGAACGATATACTACGTTCTTTGGATCCCCCAGATATTTGTCTGGATTCTTAATTTTATACTTTCCTTTGTAAGTTTTCA